CAGATCCAGTGATATGATCTGTGATTTAAGTTCCGCATTAAGTTTTGTCTTGAGATCTTTATCTTCAACAAACTTATCAAGAACTTTACCTGCTACTCCTACTACTGATTCTACTATTCCTAACATTATTTTTTCTCCTTAATTAAATGACCTATTGTCATTTTTATTTTCCTATTAAAAAATTACATGATATACTTATTCTTGGATTATCTGTAGAATTTTTATTAACTCCGTGTTCTAACCAAGATGGAAAAAATATAACCTCTCCCGGCATACTTTTTGCCGGACCCAATCTATGGGCACCCATTATGCCAAAGTATTTATCCTTTAGATACAAGTAAGAAGAATCCGTATCTTTTCTTACCCTTGGATCACTAAAATATAATGGAGCTTTATAAGTTTCTGTTACATAATAAGAACAAGACCAATGGGAATTACCATGAACATGGTTTAAATTATAATGCCCATATCTATTTACATTTGCCCAATCTCCATTTAACAAGAATTTTACATCATCTATATAAATTTCATTTTTTATAGATAAAATACACTCAAACAAAAAATCTTTAATTCCAGAAAAACCATCTTCTTCCAATATAGCATCTTCACTCTGCCATCCACCTACATTAGAAACATTTTTACTTGATTCACTTTTCTCTTTTTCCAGAATTATTTCTTTTATTTTATCGTTATCTATAATTTCATTCTTAAAAGAATATATTTCGGTTGGCCATAATAGCTGGTTGACACTCATCCTCGATACTCTGCCTCCTCCTTTTGAAATTGTATTATTCTGGGGTAACTATCTATCTGATATCCTTGTGTTAGAACAGTATCAATATCATCTTCAAAGAAGCCGTCAAAGAAAGGATAGATAATAAGATCTTTATGGTTGCGACTTTCATGTGCCAAGAATTGTAACCAATCCTGATGATGGAATACTGAGACATGAACATTCGTACCGTCTTTGAATTTTTTCAGAGCTTCAAAGCAAGCCACATTTACAAAGACCATCTTCTTGGCGTAAGAAAATATTTCTTTAAGAACCCATCCCAGATCTTCTTCTGGTATATGTTCCATAACATCAGTACATATAACTGCATCATACTTTTCTGTAGGTAAGATCTTAAAATCTTCATAGCCGGGATCATAAAGATGGTATGAATCCAGATTCCAGAAATAAGGGAGGGGTTCCTTTATTACATCTGTTACACTTTCATAATGTTCCTGCATATAAAGATGTCCCTTCCCACACCCATAATCCAGTAAGGTTTTACAGGCATTACCTTCCAGAAAATTTTTAATATAATGTACATACTTTACAAGACTTCTTCCATTAAAGATACCATACCCAGAATCATGCATGGCTTTATATTCTTTTAGGTAAGCTCTATATCTCTTGGAAGGATTATCCCTGCTAAGTTTTGGATCAAAAACTATAGGCTTGCGAGAAACTGTTTGACCTATAACTTCAATATCACTTGGCATTGTAGTACTCCTCAAATGCAGGTCTGTTTTCTTTTTCCAGAGCAATATCCCAGAGATCTGCTATCATTGTACCTTCACCATGAAAGGTAAGAACTCCTTCCAATCCTTCATCTGAGAAGACCTTCTCACAATCCTGTGCCATTGCCAGTAGCTCACCAGTAGTCCAGTAAGTTTTCTCCTTGACATTAACCTGTATGTACTTAGGCTTGGGAGTTTCTCCACCATCTACATCACCTGTAGTTTCAGTCTTCTCTTCATTGGTAGGCTCATCCCGACAACATTCAAAACCAAACAGATGTATGTCTCTGAAGCCCATTGTATGCAGCATACCTATACCTCTCATGGCAGCACATGTACCACCAGTAATCAGAGTAGATCCTTCAGGTATGCCCAGATCCTGTGACAGCTTTACCTGTCTGTTCTGTATCTGATGTCCCTTCTCTGTATCATTTCTAAGTGAGTCAGTAAATGCGTGCCATCCCCAGATCTGTCCTTTGTTTTCTATGAGATGATTTGTTACAGAAGGATCAGTCATAGAGGCTACAAAGAATTTAGTATCAGGATCTACTTTCTTAAATAAATCTTTGCGAACAATGTTATGTGTGGATACACCAGTAATAGGTCTGGGATCAAGAATGATACAACCCCAAGGGTGTATGTCATGTTCAAGTAACTTTGGATAAGCATGTTTTACCGTCACTATTTTTACATCAGGATTTTCTATGGTAAATTCTTTTACCTTTTTGTAATCCAGATAAGGACCAGCAGAAATAACAGCAGCCCTCTCCTTATGTACAGGATGTTTGGTGAGCCACTTCTTGGGATCAATCAAGGTCATGTTAGAATTAATATTATTCTTTATGTAATCTTTAGGAACACAATCTCTGGGATGTACTATGATAGGTACTCTCTTAAGATCTTCGGGGATGTCTTCTAGAGAGGAATCATGAAGAAAAACCACAAGATGAGTATTACCACCGCCAACCACTTTATCACCCGAAGGTAATATGTATTTTCTAGTTGCCGTAGACTCATCAAAGTTAGTCCAGCCGTCTTCCGTTGTCTCTTGTGCATCCACTTTCTTTGTAGGTACATCATCAAATACATGTTTAACTCCCTGATATTTTTCTGGAGGAATGCCTTCATCATCATCCGTAGTAAAGTAATGATCAGCTACAACTACTGGTACATATTTAAGAACTTTATATTCTGCTTCAACAGTCTCCTTACTGTTACCACTTCCCATCAAAGCAAAGTCAACATCACTTATTTCCTCAGTTCTTAATAAGCGATCAAGTGTTTCTCTGACATTCCCCTTATACAATTCAAAAGTAAAAGTCTTGTCTTCCTTATCCTTGATGTGCTTTGTAAATTCTTCCAGCCTGTTTCTTACAGCCTGTATAGTATTATGAGGCTTGACATTAAACTCTACATGGTCTGTCTCTGTAGTACCATCCTCAAACAAATCAAAGCCAATGTAATGAACCTTATCCTTATGTTTGAATGCAGACAGGGCCATCTCAATAGCTCTCCCTCCATTCCATGCTCCGCTTTCCAGTATACATTCAGGCTTATAGAACCTGATAATGTCTGCCAGTTGTCTGTATCTGTTGGGAAGGATGTCAGGAGATGTTTCAGTATCAGACAATTTAATAATGCGTTGACCATCCTTATCTCTAACAGCCATGTTCTTTCGATCTTCCAGACTGACAATCATCTCAGAGATAACAGAATGTTCAGGATCAATCTCATGTACCTGCATCCCATGAGCCTCATAGATAGTTCTTAATCTATTAAGAATAAAAGTATCATGCCATTCCCTGTAGTTGGAGAACTCTCCTGAAATAAAAGCTCCTCTTAAATCTCCTAGTAAATCTACTGGAGTTTGTCTGCACAAATTATAGGCAGTTAAGTAAGCAGAGTCCTTTAAAGTAATCATATCTACTTTATCAGAGTTCTCTGGAAAGATAGACTCTATATCCTTAACAGATACACTCTTTGTATTGATGACACTAGGATCAAGCCAGATCAACCAGCAGTCACTACTCTCAAAGGCACACTCAGTCAGAGCTATAACTTTAGGAACAAACTTGATAGGATCTAGTATCTCATTGTAAGGAATAGTATTACCTTCAGTTCCATTATGTCTGCTAAACTCTTTTATAAATTTAGGATAGTCCTCTACCTCCATCAGGTTATGATAGTGGATATTAGCAGCCTTGGGAAGAGAATAGTTTGATAGATCAAGATTGTAGTAGTAACAATGAAACTCTATTTTATTTTCCCAGTTATCTTTGAACTCACTGAGAAGTGTGCTGGTACTCTGTTGAAGAAATGCCTCATCAAAGGCAGTTACAATTTTATATTGCATCTACTTTATTCCTCATTAGTAAGTAAGAATAATCTATATTCCATTCGGCTGCATACTGTCCATCAATAGGACGCTTAACACTCCACTCTTTAAACCAAGGACCACCTGTTGTGAAGTGTACATTCTTTGGTTTTACTTCTTCTGGTGAATGACCATCAAGCCAGTTCCATTCTTCATGCATACTCCCTACGGCACTATCCTTATCAGGCAACCATTGAAACTGATGCAGGTAAGAACCAGATTTATTATTAACTTCCAGTGGTGTCAGCTTTCGATTAAGTTCATGTCCACAATTCCATAGTACCAGACTAGACCAATTCTTTTTAGGATAAGCTACCTGTTCTCTGCCATCCATCTTGTACTGATCAAGGGGTTCATACTTATGCTTTACACAATAAAGAGGAAAGAAATCATTATCATATTCCTCAAACAATTCATTAATGTCTGTTCTGGGATACATATCACAGTCCATATATAAAGCCCATCCTTCGTACATCATCAAGGCTGGTATCAGAAACCTGCTAAAACTAAACTCAGTAGAGAAAGGTCTTTGATCTATCTTATCTATGTACTGTCCATTAACAATCTCATAAGGTCTATAATGCATACCCATCAATTCAAGAATATCTTTTCTAAGAAACTTAACATGAATAGGTTTGGGTGAGTTCTCTTCAATAATATATTTTAATACAGTACAAGCAGCTTTCTCTTTAGGATCATAGCCTATAAAAATTGTATTTATTCTTTCATCTTTTCTCACAGTAGTCTCCTTATCCGTATTTTAAAACTAAATATAAAAATCCCCAAAGAAGAAAAAGATCAGCGCATATAGACCATACGATATATCCTTTGAATATCCATTTACCTGTTTCTTTTATAGGTTTTTTCATTTATCTTTTTCCATAAAAAGGGAAGGCACTCAATGAATGCCCTCCCATCTCCTTATTTAAATTCAATGAGCTTCGGCATTTTATCTTCTGGAATATCTTGTCTAAGCTTGATGATAACCATTCCATTGTCAAACGATGCTTCTGTGACTTCGATATTCTCTGCAAGATCAAATGTCTTTGTGAAAGCTCTGCTTGCTATGCCTTTATGTAGAATGTTTTCGTTGCCCTCCTTCTCAGAGTTGTTTCCACTTATGGTTAATCTTTGTTCTTCCTGAACCACTTTAACTTCTTCCTTTGTAAAGCCAGCCAAAGCTAATTCAATCTTGAACTCCGTGTCTGATTCCTTAATCAGGTTATGAGGTGGATAACTTTGGTTATCATTCTCAGGCATATCCATTATTCTTCTGAACAACCTGTCATAACCTATGGCCCTTCTCTCAAAATTCAGTAGAGAGGGTGTGTTAAGGAACTTCCAATCACCTTCTAGTCTTACATTCATAGCATTCTCCTTTTCAGCAAGAGGTTATGGAACCTACCATTAGCATTCCATAGTTATATTATACTACATTTTTCCATACTTGTCAAGTCTTTTCTAGATATGTTATAGCTCTTTTAAGATTGTCAGTACTATCTCTTAACATTCCCAACCCTATGTTACATGAATGACAAAGCCATCCTCTAAATTTATCTGTCTTATGACAATGATCTGCTGTCCACAATCCCTGATTTTTTCTTCGAGGGGCTACTTCATTTTCGTTGCCATTACAAATACGACAGCGATAATCTTTTGGAGGATATGGATTTTCTTTTAATAGTTTTCTACTTATGTAAACTAATTTAGTACGGCATTTACTACATCTTTCTTGTCTATAATTACGTGCACCTGTAGCAAAACCGAAGGAGGTGAGTGGTTTATATTCTTTACACATAGTACATTTCTTTCCCTCTCCCTCTGACTTTGAAAAATCATAGGCATCTACAAGTTCAAATAATGATAGTTGTTCAGCCATTGTTAAACTCCACAGGTTCCACCTGATCCTGTGATCTCACAGATGTCATGAGGCTGTACATTATCCTCAAACTCCTCACCTAATTTTTCAATAGCTTCACTATAGGGGATCTTAGTTAAAGGCTGACCACCCCTACATCCATCAGGATAACAGGTAAAGCCTCTTAGTCTGTGAGCATACTTAGCCAAGGTTTGAGCAAAGTCTTCTACCTTACCTTCATTGTTATCTTCTGTATCCCATGCTGGTAGATTAATCGTAGAAGAGATAGCCATGTCTACATACTCTTGAACATTAGCTTGAAAGTTTAATCTCCTTTCATAGTTAGTTACCAGATCAAGGGCAGACTCAATACTCTCAGGCTTCACATCATAAAGCTCAATCATCTCCTGTGCAGCACTATCAACTACATACTGGTAGTGCCATCTCTTATTCTTTAGATACCTTCTCTTATAAGCTACAGCAAAGATAGGTTCTACCCCAGTAGATGTACCTCCCAGTATTCCTATTGTACCAGTAGGAGCTACGGCTCTGACAGCTACAGGAACAGAGATGTTAAGTGTATGAGCAAAAGCTCTGGCTACCTTATCTGACTCTGCTTCATAAACCTTGAACCATCTATGCAGTTCTGGTGTGGTTTCATACTTGTGTCCACGTTGTATCAACCACTCATGAAGCCCCATCAAGCCAAGTCCTAAACGTCTATTTGAATTTCTAACTTCATACACTTTCTCGTAAGGGAGTGTAGCTCTGAGTGTCCCACACAGTAGAAACTTTGTGGCAAGTTGGACAACCTCTTGCAACTGATTAAGGTCATCAATACGAGCAAAATTGAGACTACCCAAATTGCATACATCACTATCATCTTCACTCGTAACTTCGGTACAGGCGTTGCGGAGGGTTTCGTTTTCCTTCTCGAAGAAGTTGAACGAGAATCCCGGTTCTCCTGTTCTAAGAGCCTGATGTATATTAGTCCTAAAGACATGTCCCAGATCTCCTTTCTCCCAATAGTTTAACAACCATTCGGTATCATAGTTTACACTGATGTTGGTCATATCCAGAGGTGCAGGGAAGTTAAAGTCTTCCTGTTTAATATCAAACAAAGTCTTACCTGTACTGCCCACAGGCATATCAAACCAGTTCTTGGCAGTTAGAAACTTATCAACATCATCGTGCTTCCAGTTCAGGGACGCATAGATAGCAGACCTACGACTACCTCCCTGCATAACCTTCTGACCTATGGAGTTAATCATCTGCATCTTAGGGATTGGGCCAGAAGCTACACCACCTGTACCCTTCAAGGTTTGTCCTTCAGATCTGTAAGTAGAATAGTCTACGCCAATACCACCACCTGTCATCAGACAGGACTCAGACTTCCAAGACAGGTTGGCCCAATCTTCTCTGGTATCTTCCTCTGCTTTAAGAAGATAACAATTATTAAAAAACTTCTTGTCTCTTCCTGCATAGTAGAGATACCTCCCTCCCGGCAAGAACCTGAGATTGGAGATATGATCTATCAATGCTTCCTTCTCATCTTTACTAAGATAGGTTTGACATACATCCTCTACCAGTGTACAAGCCAACTCATGAAAAGTCTCTGCTCCCTCATGGGAATACTTAGTATAAAAAATATCTTCACTGAACTTAGATCTGAATTGTGGATTACGATTTGACTTGAACATGTTTTCCCCTCTCTATTAAATCATTAAATAGATCTGCTTGTTTATCTTCTTCTGGATACTCTAATTCTAAAAGCAGTTGTGCATAGTGTATTACTTTTAGTATGTCTTCCTTACCCTCTCCTTTCTTATTATGTCTGGTTATATATTTTACAATGTTAGCTTCACATGTATTTAAATTATTATAATGAGAATAAACTGTGGGCTGTATAACACAGTCTTTATAGTGATCTCCTCCTACCTGTACATCAAGTGGATTTATTTTAGTAGATGAAGGAACTAAATTTTCTTCTGACATTTTCTGTATCCCCTGATTTAACTGCTTCATATGCAAACCCTCTTATCTTGGCAGGAGCAATCCCTGCATAATAACAAATAACTTCAAAGTCTTCACAAGCTGAAGTAAAAAACCAAGCATGTGCTTCCTCTCTTTGAACTGTTATATCTTTATGTTCTCCCTTTCTGTAAGGCTTGGAAACATCTACCAGAGCTTGAAGAATAACTGAAATATATAAAGTTTTATATGGATTTTTTTCATTTAAATCATACAGGTTAGAAGTAGTAGATACTTTAAAGACTGACATGTTCTTGAACTGGCCTATAAAATTTACCGCCCACATAATTATTATAGTAGGCTGGAAGGGTAGTGTCTTCAAGGGTTGCAGTAAGAACATTATACTTCATTTGATAATAGCACTCATAATATCTCAAGCTTCTTTTGTTTTTAAACTCCGCTATAATTTCAAACTTAAATTTCTTTTTACCAATCTTTTCTATATCTTCCAACAGATGCTTACTAGATCCCATATAAATTTTCCAATTGGATTCAGATTTCTTCTTACCTTTCTTATAATTAAAGTATTGCTTGCATCCTATATAAGCTTTGTTTGTGTTAAGATTGGTAATATAATATACAAATCCAAATTGAGTCAGGTCTGGTTTAGTTTTATAAGTCCAGTGCATTACCAATCCGCTACTTCCATAACATCAGGTTCCTTATGTACTTGTACAAGATACCTCTTACCTTTTGCGTATTCAAATACACGTAAGCCCTTCCCCTGATTAGTATCAGCCCAACATTCTCTTTTATAATTACAATACACACAACCAACAGGGAGCTTAAGATTACCAGACTTACCATCAGGAACAGCAGAATAACATCTATCAGGTACGTTATTGTTTGATATAATTTCTTTAAGATGTTTAATTCTGGAACGTGCATTAATCATCTCCACTGAATGCAGGGGAGAAAGACATATCTCCCCAGTTGATTTATCTATAGCTAAGAAGGCGGCTTCATCTAAACCATTGGCTTCTGCATAGGCAGAGATCTGTCCTATATATCCAAAGGGGTCATCATTTATTAAGTTATTTGTTCTGAACTTTTCAAAGCCTCTTCCTGAAGCACTCTTACAATCAACCACTACTCCATCTATGATAGCATCATGATGTCCCTTCACTCCTTCCAACTCAACTTCCTTCTGTTGATCCTCTACCTTATGTCCTGAAATTGAGGACAACAAAAGTAAAAGTTCTTCCAGAATATATCCATAGAGAAACTTAATTCTTGTACTGGGTTTAAGGGTACTCTCTTGGTTAGTAGTTTTGGAACCATACCAGAGTTGTCTGTCTGGTTTACCAATAGCTGACAGTCTTAAATTTCCATTGGACTGTGGTTGTTCATATAAAAATTCTTTAATATGTTTCTTCAGCATTTCCCCAAAAGAATCAATATATTCATCCACCTCTTTCTCTTCCATTTGTATAGGATCAAGGGAAAATAATTTATAGATGTCTGCAACTAATGTATCAATTGTTTTCATATTAAAAAAGGGAGAGTAGTAAACCTACCATAGGCTACTACTCTCCAAGTCTCCTTTAGGGTTTAGGAAGCGAAAGGAATTTCTTCAGCTTCATTATTGACATAGCCTCCTTCAACTACATCAAACTCATCAACATTATACTCAACCAAGTCTACTACTTGCACGGCATTAAGATAGCCCTTAACGCCCCCACCATACTGCGTGTATGGTTTGGGAAAGTAACTGGCATTAACACTAGAGCCATTTCCGATACGCTTACTAGAGGGGAAAACATTGCGCTCAGAATCCTTCACCGTCATGGGGCGAAAAGAACCATCCTTACTACGTGCATACTGTTTCAGGGTAACAAAGTCTCCTCTTTCATCACCCTTGTTTTTGATGGTAAGACCATCGGCTTCTGCAACCTTTTTATTCTTAGCATTAAGATTGCAAATCTCTATGCTCCATTCCCCATCGGGATTAAACTTAGTATTAGGGGCAATCACATGCGCCCAATATGCCTGTCCAGAAATTACACTCATTTACTTTACTCCTTTTGATAATAACATTCAGATTATAACGTTCTACTTTAAATTTTTCTTTGCCGATTTTTCTCCTTCCATATATAAAGCCTATCTGTTTTCCTGACTTATTTCAGATATAAGTTTTTTCTTTACTTTCTGATAGTGAGAAATATTATCTTCTATAAATTTCCAATCTCCTCGTCTTTTATGATTCTGAAATCTTGAAATTTCTCTTTCTAAATATCCTACCTCATAGATTTTATCTTCAATCGTTTGCTCCATTACCAACTACTCCTATTCTACTTTAATAGTACCACATAATAAATACTTTGTCAAGCACTTTTTTAATGAGTGTCTGCCCATGTTAAACCTTCTTTGTATTCACAATCCAGAGGACACTTCATCTTTAAAGTTCTCTCAGCTTCTTTCATTGCTTCCTTAGTTATCTGTCCAAATCTTTTGGTATCTCCCTTAGCTACTTCAAACTGATACTCATCATGTATTGAGGCTACAAGCTTTACATCTATCCCTGTCTTTCTAATGCGTTCATCCATATGAACAAGCCATTGCTTACACACGATTGCTCCTGCTCCCTGTAGTAGAGTATTGAGGCTGGCATAAGAAGCTCTGATCTGTAACTGTCTTCCATCCAATGCTCCTACAGTTCCCTCCTGTGATTTTTCCATAACATTATTTCTTAGTAGCTTTAGCTTCGGCATATTTTTTAGGAAGTTATCAATTAATTCCTGTCCTCTCTTGGCATTACCTCCTACCACCTTACCTATCTTGGATGATCCAGCCCCATAAAGAAAGGCATAGATGAAAGTTTTTGCTTGATCCCTGTTGGTTAGTCCAGCAGCTTTCATGTTAGCTGTATGGACATCACCAGTAAGAACCTCTTTAGTAAAGTCTTCATCTTCCATGTAGTGAGCAAGACATCTTAACTCCAGACCACTGGCATCTGTACCTACCAGAGTATGGGTATCAGAATTAGAGACTGTCCATAGTTCCCTGCATTCCTTACCATAAGGACTATAACTGGCTGGTACTTGGGCCATGTTAGGACTGTGATGGGCCATCCTACCTGTTACAGTTTTAAGAGTAAGCACTCTCCCTCTTACTCTCTCATCCTCATCACATGCCTGTATCCAAGACTTGAGCAAGCCTGTACGTTTCTGTAAGAGGAAGTATCGGCTAAACATTTTAGCTTCTTTCATATTTATTTTGTCAAGAATTTCTTCTGATACTACTACGTTTTTCTTTGTACTGCCGTCCTTTAATTCTATCTCCTTTCCAAATTGTTTAGGCTTCCAACCAAGTTCCATTAAGCGTTCCGCTATTTGCTTACGACTTGCTATATTGAAAGGGATATACTTAGTCTTGGTCTTGAGCTTAACCTCTGTAGGTTTAAACATCTCCTCTGCTGTACGTTCCAGTTCATGTTGTTCATCTTCAAGCTGAGACAATAACAACATAGCTTTACGTATATTAAAAGCAAACCCATTCTTTTGTTGCTGATCTATGATAAGTCTTATTTTTCTTTCAAGGTCATACGATCTAGATGAGAACGCAATACCTTCTTTTGATAAGACAGCCGCCATCCTCCCAGTAAGTTCCGTATCACGCTCACAATACTGCAACATGTCTTCACTGAATGTCGTAAAGTCATTACACTCTCCTTTAGAAAATTTTAATCTCTTTCCCCATGCTTCCAGAGAATGACCACCCTCCCTGATAGGATTAAATAATTGGGATTCAATTAGAGTATCTCTTATCTGAGATGGTTTAATAGTAGATCCTGTTAGTCTATTTAAAATAGGGGCATCGAAACTAATTCCATTGTGCATGATGAAAGTATCTATAGCTTTAGACCAAGAAGCAAACTCTCTACACTCATCTCCAACCCATGTCTTTACCTCATTGGTTTCATAGTTTCGGGCGGCGATACAATGTATTAAGCTTGCTTCCAAACCGTCTGTTTCAATATCAACTATTGCCTTTGTCATATGTCATGTCCACCTGATAAGCTTGTTTAATAGGGATGTGAAAAAACAACTCGCCTTTCTTTACATATCTATTTGATGCTTCCTTGACTTCACTTTCCAGTACCGTATCTCCATCTATATGCCATGCCTTACTACAGTCATGATTAAAAACTATGAAAGTTAACAAGCAATGTCTGTAATCTTCCTTCCACTTATCCAGTAATCTTTTCTTTCTATGAGGGATACGTAATTCATCCCATGTATCGGGCCACTCTTCTTTCCATGCATACTTTATTTCCACTTCATAGAGTTGTGCATCTCCTCCATCATCTGTCTTAACAGTCAGGTCAAAGTAAGTAGTCTCTTTAGAATTAACGGTACATCTTGGTTGAGTATGTTCTAACCATCCAATCATATGTTTCTTGGCTGTCGTATCGGCTATGTCATATGTTGTTTTACTAAAGGGTTTCTTCATTGTTATTCTCCAGTATTTTTTTAAAGTGTTTGCCTACCTTTATCACCTGATCTGGTGTAGCATTTGTCATAATAGTATTAGCTAAAAAACTTACCCACTGTACATTACCTTTTATATATCCCTTATTACTATTAATTCTATCCAGAGATACCGTTTGATGTTTCTCTTTTCCTTTAACATATCTACTTCCTATTATAAAGGGTAGTCCTAAAGCTGGACACTTTTTATCTTTGGGAAATATACTTTTTAAGTATTCAGGATCTAAATCGAAATCTAAATTAAAAGATTTGGCTCTAGTTTTTATAGCTGAACACCTTCGTTTAAACCAGTAGGGATCATTAAAATCTCCCCAAGCTTTTTTATTTCTTTCTCTCTTCAATTTATTTAATCTTTCTTTGTGTCCTTCTATATATTTTTTATTTCGTTGGCTAGAATATTCTTTATTATCCTGATACCATTGTTTACCGTATGCAAGAATACTCTCTTTATTCTTTTGATAATACTTTTGATTATATGTTTGTCCTTCGTACTGTTCCCAACTCCATTTATAATTATTTTTAAGAGGCATCATCATTCTCCATAAAAGGATTATCAACCTGTGTCATTCTACCTGTTTCTTTATTGTAATGTAGATGACAAGCTATGCCTGTATCCCCAGTGTATCGGTTCTTAAGGATACGAAGAGTAGTAGTGTTAGCTTCCATCTCATCCTCTGCCTGTTGATTTCTTTCCAATCCAATAACGCTGTCTGATAGATGACCTATGCTGGCAGATCCCCTAAGATGCGACAGGGTTATCTCTCTGCCATCCTCATGGCCTCTGTCTCCTGCTGGCCTACGCAAGTGAGAGACAAGCAACAGAGCCACACCTGTCTCCTCTACAAGGGATCTTAACTTAGTCATAAGAACATCAATAGACTTTCTCTCATCCCCAAACTCTTCGTTCCCTGATATGAGTATGGAGAGGTGATCCAGAAATATCCACTTACAATCCAAGCCCTTCGCCATGTACCTTACTCTGTCCAGTATCTCATCATTAGATACAGAACCGAAATGATCAAAGGCATAGAACCTTTTACTGTCAATAGTTTTCTTTTGCCATCCCTTCAGTTGTTCTCTGGTATACTTTTCCCTAATCTCTTTAATATACAGTCGGGCATTGGCTTCAACAGACATGATATTGAATGCTGTATTTTTAGTATTCTCTTCCATACAAAGAAGCCCTATGTTATCCAGAGTACTGGTCATAACATGATGTATTAGTTCTCTGATAACACTACTCTTGCCCATCCCTGCCCCACTGGTGAATGTAACAAGTTCACCAGTACGTATACCATAGGTCTTCTCGTTCATCTTAGACCAAGGGTAAGGACAAGTCTCACAATACTCTTCTTCATAGAGACTATCCCCCAGATCGGCAAGATTAACTATACCTGCTGGAGTATAAGGCTTAGAGTTCCACCATGCCTGAGTAAACTTTTCTCTTTGTCCTGTTTTTAAATACTCATTTGCATCCTTTAGTTCTAGGTTGGCAATCTTACACTTGTTAGGTTCAAAGAGTTGGGCTACTTTTTTAGATGCTTCCCTTCCCTGCTTATCATTATCAAAACATAAGACAACTGTTTCAAACTTGTTAAGATAATCGAAAGCTTTCTTACAGTTATCCAAGGCTGATGGCGCACCGTTCTTGATTGAGACAACAGGCCACTTACTGCCCATTAACTCATAGGCAGACATAGCATCTATCTCTCCCTCACATACAGTGATATACTTACCGCCTTGATTAAATATGTTCTGCCCAAAAAGTAAGGCATTGGATAGACTACCCTCAGACCAGAACTTTTTACCTACTACTTCCCTTACTTTATTTGCTATATGATTTCCATCAGCATCAAAGTACTGATAGATATGATGGGTAATATTACTACCTGTCTTCTTGACTTGAGTATTAAACTTCTTAACAGTATCTTTAGCTATCATACGATCAGGTATAGCGTCTATCATTCCTTTCATTTTACAGTACTCAGAGCTTTTCTCTGACATAGGAATAATCTGAGCGTTCTTAGTTTCTTCATTACCAAATCGTGTCTCGCAACTAAAACAAAATGAATGTCCATCTTCATGTTGAACATTTGCATTACTTGCCCCACACTCAGGACAAGTCCCTCTATTCGGCCATTGAGTAGCCATTTAAATCTCCTGTTGTTTATTTGGTTTACTCTTTCTTATTCGATAAGTCAAGTCAGGATCATACCCTAGATGTCTGCATAAGGTATAGCGATACTCTACCTGTTCCTCTGCTTCTCTCTTAGTTTTAAACTTACCTACAGAAATCTTTTCTGTATTTCTATCAAGAATAACTTCCCATTCAGACTTCATCAAAAGTTTCTCCCCATAAGTTTCTAACAAAGTCTTCCTTGTCAGCCATGATTTCATCAATCTCTCGCTTGGCAAACTTTTTAGACTCCTTCTGGGTGTACCCTTCTTCACTGTATTGTCTAACCAATTCTCTAAATAAGTTTTGCCTGTCCTTCTGCCATAAATTTTTACTCATCTAACTCTGCCCATTTCTTGTTAGCGTTGACATAATTTAATTCAGATAATTCTTTACGTAACTTAATTATAGTTTCCTCTTTTTCTTCCAAGTGTTTTTTTAAAACCTGAATATATTTATTGAGTTTCTCTGTCTGAGTTGTCATCTGCACATTTACCTTCTAATAATTTTACTATATCTATCCACGTATCGGTACAAGAAACAGGAGAAGACAATACTTTATTAATATTTTCCCATCTTTCCTGAGATATAATTTCTTTTGACATACTAGTACTAGAGTTTAATAAAAATACTAGAAATATTATTGATATATATTTCATAATATATTCCTTTATATATAATTATATATTACACTATTTAATTAGATGTGTCAAGATAAAAGATGTGTGTCCCTACCTGACCTAATGATTTAAAGTAGGGGTTTGATGCCCATCTGGGGGAAACATAGCTTGCATGATAGTGAGTGGAACCCACTGTCTGCTTTACTTGTATCCCCTTGAGTGACATTTCTGCAACGTTGATAGATTTAATTAACCCTGCCATATCCGTAAACCTTTCTGGTCTACCATCACACCAATAGCTGAAGTGGCATTTGTCCCTGACAGGATTGCCTTTCCAATACTTCCCCTGATGTACTACTCCACATATTGTATTAGGATAGTTGCTACTTTCTTTTCTTGTTAGTATTACATTAGCTACACTAAGCATAGCAAGCATACTCTCTGACCTTGCCTCATGATACAGAGCTTCAACCAAACAATTAAAATTATCTGCCTTGGCTGTTGGCATTAAAAGAAAAAGAAATACTAAAGCTGATACTAACACTCTCATTGTAGCCTCACAATATGTATGTCTCTATTAAACCATAGGTCAGTACCCATCCCTATCTTCATAAGAAATTCAGAGGCTTCCATCTTAGTATTAAAGTGCTGCACTCCTTTTCCTTCTGAGTCTGGTAGGATCTCCATTGATTGAAGATCCTTTGCATCCTCAACGTGTACTATAATATATGACATAAAAAACCCCTTAGTTACGCCTTATAATAATAAAAATAATAACAATAAGATATCCATTTTATCCCTCCCTTGGAAATAAGTTGCCTAGTATTGAACCGTCTTTTATTACACTTTCACTTTCCTTATCTTCATATGATGCTCCTCCTACATTAGTTCGTTGGATATCATTATGATTTAACTCAGCCCAATATATCTCTAAGGCTTCTGTCTCCTGATGGGCTATGAACTTATGCATCTCCCCTGCTGGTACGATAGAAGTATCGCCAGCAAACAGGTGAGTGCTGTCACATAAGCCATAGTCTTTCCATCTCTGGATCTCTAACTCACCGCTGATAACATAGAACATATTGATCTTTGATTGATGCTTATGTTGTGAACAATACGCTCCAAGATCTACCTTAATTCTATGTACTTCTACGGCTGGTGATTGCAGTATAGGTTCTGTACTACCCCATACCTTACCTTCGATGACACTCATCTTACTTCTCCTCCAACCTAAAATAAATGTAGTCATCTCCTAACGTAATAGATTTAACATTAGGGTTAACCCTTTGTTTTCCCACATAATTCCAGGTCAGGTCAGGGTTAGTGGTTGTCTGTTGATGTACTTCATCAAAGAACTCTTTGTTGTCTATGTAAAAAATAAGATTTGTTATCATAGAAAATACTATAAACATCTACTTCTCCTTGTATACGATGTGTAATTTAGATACTATCTCTTTAACTATACCATCAAGATAGGGCTGTAACCCTGCTCTGTGTATGTTAAATAATTTTTTATGTTGTTCAAGTTCTGATTCAAGAGCTTT